ATTTAGAAAGAGGTTAACTATTTCCTTAACTTGAGACTTCTTCTCACTAGTTACCCCAACTTTCTTATCTTGAACCAAAAAATCCATATCATCGGTTATCAAATCAAAAACCTTCTCAATCTTCTCTATATTCTTATCATTAAAGACCTTGTGAAGCTCTCTCTTGAATCCAAGAATACGCTTTATTTCTTTTACATTCCTTTGATATGCTTTGATATCATTCTCTTTCATAATAAATTCTCCTCTATTGCCTTAAGGGAGGCTTGTTTTTCTTTATTCACTCTTTCCTTTATCATTTTATAAACTCCGATTTTTTGATAAGCTCTAATCATCGATGCAATCTTAAAATGTTCTAATCGGCAAACTGTTGGAATAGGTGAAAACATATCTCCCGTAGTCTCAAATTGAGAACCAAGACAACCTCCCGAGCATAAATGTTTTATTATACAAACTTCGCATTGTGGTTGATTCTTAAAATCAAAGGAAATTCCACCTATAAATAATTCAGGATTCTTTGCTTCAATCCCCACAATCTTGTTATCAGATACCTTAAATTTCCCCAAGATAAAAGGTTCATAACTCGTTCTGTGACAAGGAACTATCGATAAATCTCCTATTCTGACATACAGACAAGATTGAAAAGAGCAACCTAAACCTCTGCCAACCATTGAAAGAGTATTAGATAGAATGTTGTAGCCTCGTCTGTTAAATATTAAATCGAGAAATAAATCCTTATTTTTTGAGCAGGCATAGTTGAACGTCCATTCAATTAGAAACTCAATAAACTTGCTAAACTCTTTCGTTTGTGTTTTACTCCACTCAGGATTACGAACCTCAAGTAAGTAGATATTATCGAGAGGAAGCCCAAATCGTGAAAAGTTTTCTTGAAACCAAATCCAGTTCTTCTTCCAATGCTCTATATTCTGAGGTGCAATCATAGGGTGGAAACCAAAACTCCATCGCTTGTTAAAGTTAAAACACCTATCATAGAATTCATCTCCATGCTCCATTCTTGCACAATCACAATACTTACCGTCAAAACTTGCTGACAGTGAAATGGGGATTCCAATCTTTCTTGACTCCTTAAGCAAACCTTCCATCTCATCTGTTAATCTATAGTTTAGGATAAAACTGTAGTTAGTTGGGATAACAATACATTTGGGTTTCTTTTCTATCTTTTCAAACTTGTGCAGAATTAGTTCCAGTGCAGAAAGCAGGATTGAGTAGTTCTCTCCAGCAAAATAATCAATTCCCCAGCTGTAATTGTTTTCGATCATCCAATTGCAAAGCAGTTCAAGATTGTGAAGCATTAAATTTTTCTTTTCTATTTCTGGGGGATAAAGTTTTTTGCCGTATCGAGTGAGGTAACAGTATTTACAATCCTGGTTACAGCTTGCTCCCAAGTAGAATTCAATTCTGTCAAAATTCTCTATCTCTTTGTAAAATGTATGAGAAAGAACTGAATTGAATAACTGGTCATTTTCTTCTTGGAAATTAGCTGCTCTCATTTTCTCTCTCTTTCAACAATTCCTGAAAAGCTCCATTGCCCCATAACCGTAGCATACTTACTGGTGTAAAATGAACACAGCCTGTGTTAATCAGTGCCTCTACAGGACAACTGTTTGCCGAATTCATAAAGATGGCGAACACCATACATAAGTTATCATCTTTTAGATATCGCTTATCTGCTTGACCACATAGAGCTAATTCCTTAAGCATAGCGATTACATAACTATTCCTTAGTCTTGTAAAGTCGTGATAGTTCCTCAGCACATACTGCCATCGTATTCTTTCATTTTTGTCTGTTGCATCTACTATAAATCTATCATTTATTAGTCCAATTTTACCTTGTTCAAATAGAGATACATCCCAGTTTTTCATCTTATCCTGTTTGAGGATACTTTTTAAGTATTCGTCATGATTAAGGAAAAATGAGCGATGACAAATATGCAAATCGTTCTTGATACCAAGACCAGCATTACTTCTGCCACCAGAACACGTGAACATTGAGGGTTTGGTGAAAAGCTCATCCTCATAGTTAAATAGTCTATCCAAACGATAACTATAAGTGCTTTTATACCCCAATTCTCTTAAATTCTTGAGAAACAACGCAAATTCTCTTCCATCTTCACTGGTATATTTTCCTGGCACACACATAGTCGGAGAGCAAGAATTGTTGAAACTCAATAGCTCACTCTCGTTCAACTTCTTGAAATTGGATTCTACAATATTGAAGAAATCGAAATACTGCTTAATCTTACTATGGTCCTCATCAAATAGTCTAACATTATCTATTGTCAGGGTTGGCTTAACTCTGAATTCCACTCGCAAATTTTCAAGTGGTAGATCATTTAACTTCATGATGAGAAAGGTAAAGTTTTCGCATATTTTCTTGGTTGCTCCAGCCATTCGATTGACATCTGTTATAAAATCAGGCCCGTCCAATGAGATTTGAATCTTGAGTTTGAATTTTCTCTTTTGCTTACTTAAAGCTTTTATAAAACTAAATAACAACTCACGAGAGGTCAGCAAATTTGTTGAGAAGTCTATCTCCTTCAGTTTTGGAAAAGCTTGGAATAACTTAGTCAAATGTGGTTCGATGTATCTCAGAGTCAAAGTTGGCTCCGCACCCCAAAAAGACAAGCTCTCCAGATTCTGACCGTATATCTTGCATAAATCTTCGATAAAATTGCCAGACTTTAACCCTGATACAATAGCTTCCTGCAATCCCTGCATCATTCGTGTTTTTGGAATATAGCAATATTTACAGTTTAAATTGCAAACGCCGGAGGAAAAAATTTCTGAAGCAACTAAATTTTTCATTTATTTCTGACCTAGTCGAAGGCATATTCTCCGAAATAGTCTGAGGCATCATATGAGGAATCGTCTGAGGCATCATATGAGGAATCGTATGAGCTATCATAGCTGGAATCGTGACCGCTATAGACCGTGCTCTCATAAGATTGCTTGAAAGTCCCGTAATCAGTTGAGTCATATCCCCCTTCATCTGAGCTATTATAAGCAGAGTCCTTATTGCTATCATATCCTGACTTCTGTCCATCATCAACTGTAGTATATTGAACTGAGTCTTCTGAAATTCTAACTGTTGAGTTATATGTGCTATGTTGGTCATTATAATAAGTAGAGTTGTATGTAGCATCGATCCCCGCATCATAATTAGCATCAACCCCAGCATCGTAGCTTGATTGATAAGTTCCCTTATCTGTAATGCAAGCTTCATTATCCTTTATACTGTCAATATTATTCCTTATTTCAGTAAGACACTCCAGTTTTATTTCTGCACCAACATTTATATTTTTTACCCAAGTAAATGCCATTTTTAACTCCAGTGTTTTCAGTAACCACTCTTTACAGAAGCATTATTAGTCCCATGAACATTTCCATTATCAAAACTATAATGAGACCCATCATCTCCAGAGTCGTAGGTGCCATGATCGTTGTCTTTATAACCTGAGTCAGCAGTTGCATGAATAGTTGCATCTGCTCCCGATTGCACACCACTGTTATAAGTTGCATCATATCCACTTTTTTCCGAGGTTAAAACTGATGTATGATGGTCATTGCGATAAGTTGTGTGCTCATCATTATAGTATGTTACATAATAGGTTGCATCGTGACTTCTACAGTAATTCATATCATCTGCGTAATCAACTTTGTCTCTTACTTCTTGGAACTGGTCATGCTTGTCAAAATCACCAGCATCCACAGGCAAATAAGTCCAAGAAGGTGCAGATAATTCCAGGTCAGAATATACTGTTCCAATGTTTACTTGAACCCCATCGACGAAGTCGTCAAGAGAAATATCACCCGCCAAAACAGGTGCCCAATCAAAACCCATTTTTGCTTCACCTCACCGTAATCAACATTTCAATTTTTTTCTGTTCCGCAGGCAATAAGTCCTCCAATGCTTTGCCTACAATGCCTCCCAAAACATTTCCTCGCATTGCTACACCTTCAATATTGCTTGTCATTAACATGTCTCCTACAGTTACAGGCCCGACTACTTTCACTTTAACTTTTCCTGAAATTGCTACCGGAACGAAACCTTTTTTGATTGCCTCTTTAATAGATTTCTGATTAGAACCTCCTAACAGGAATCCGTATGTATCCGAGTGAACCCCAATCACTCTCTTATCGTTAGCAAATTTAGATTTCTCAACTTTACCATCAACCCAAATCAGAACATCACCAGGTTTTGTTTCTCCCCTAACCGGCATTAACTCTGCAAGATCATTAAAAACTGCTCTCCAAACTTTCGCATCGTCATCTATAATTGTGTAAGTATTATCATCAACGGCTATCTTTTTAATCAGTTTACCTTTAGCGGTTTGTATATCACCTGAAATAACCGGTGCATCTGTGTGTCCTTCTGCAACTGCAGTAAAGTTAGCTTGGTTTTGAGTCATCTTAGTTGACGTTAAAAGTGAGTCAGCAGGGTAGGTTAAAGATGTCCATGTTCCTCTAATAAACTTTGGCCCGAGTTTTAATCCTAATTTAAGATAGCAATCAGGACAGACAATTGGAGTTTTCTTACTGCCGAGAGTCTGTAGGGATTGAATGTAAATCCACCCAGGAAATCCTATACCAAATATTTTCTCCTTCTGAACAGTACCACACTTAGAGCATCTCTCTACACGAGGCTCTTTAACAGTCAATTTTTCTCCAACTTTTTTTAAGCAATCAGGACATACCTCAGGTGATTTACCTTCTCTATCTATTGCTAGCGATAAAATTGACCAACCGAAAAATCCCTCATTTGGATACCTCTCTTTAGCTTCCTTACCGCAGAAGTGGCATTTAACAGTGCGTAAATACTCTTTATCCCAACGAAGAGGTTTCTTCTCGAACTTAACTTGCCATTCTTTCCACTTATCCTGAATTAAAGCTTGGATTACTTTTTTATTAACCATAATCTTGGTCCCTCCTTGCCTTAAGCTGCTAGATTTGCCATTGCTTTCCAAGTCCCGGGTGTTCCTGCTGCCACGCAGACCCAACCAGGCGGTCCTCCGGCTATTGGCTCTGTGTTCCAAATTACATCCCCCCTCTCCCAAGTTCCTTCCCCCGGAGGAGCCTTAAGGAATGCAGTAGGAAACTTTTTATGATGTGCATTTGGATCTTTAATATGTGCCAGAAAATCTATCAAAGCCATTGTTTCACCTCAATATAAAGGATTTCCATCCCAGTCCAAAACACCATAGACTGGATCATCCAAATAAAATGCTGCCAACTGCTCATCCGATATTTCCCTTGCCTTAAAATCCATTGTGCCATTCTCAAGATTAAATGAAGAAATCTCAATTATCCTTGCTGGACTAAAATTATAGCCTTTCAGTAGCTCGGTAATCGTTATTGTGTCGCCCAATTGTTGAAGATAACCAAGCATAGTCGATGTAACGTCTATCAATTCAAAAGGGGTTTTATTCTTGTCAATCACCCTATCAGTGTAGCTTTTTGCACTTCCTTCTGTTTGATGCCAGATAACCTTATCCTCATTTACATCTTCTCTTAATCCATACTCCGTTTGAGAAGAACTATCTTCCGATGTATAGCTCCCCGCCCAAGTATCTGTGTCAGGAGAGTAACCATAGTAGCACTTAGCTTTATTGCAAAGCGTATCTTTCGATAAAGAAGTATCTATTTTTAAACAATTTGAACAGGTAAAGTTAGTCAAACCGCCAGGAGGAAACGGAGGAATAGGCCTCTCGAAATGGAACTTGCCATCTCCTCCCACCCAAATGTAAGTATTTGTAAGTTCAGCTATTTTTAGAAGAGCTGTTTTAATATAGTGTCCCGTAAACCTTGCCCTCAATACGAAACTTAAAGTATCACAATCGGTTTGCCACTGCTCCCAGCTGGTATAATCGATATCCGTATTTGCCGTGCTTGCTGTATCGTCAAGTTCACCATAAACAGTAAGGATATCCCAGACTAAATCCGCTGGGTTATGATCCGCTGCATAATAGCTTACTGGGCCCTGCCCACTTCCTATTCTTTTTTCTAACATAGGAAGCATCTTGTCGCGAATTTTCAAAGTTACTTCAGCTTTTCGATATTGTGCTTCCTCGATTGTGCCAGTGAATAAGGGTAAAAGTTCGGTGTCACCATGGAAATAGAAATTTAATTGAGCTGTCTCACCTAAATTAGTTTTATCAGATAAAAATATATTCCAAGTTTTTTCAGTATTGCTTAATTTTATAGATGCAAATCCTGAAGTTAAATTTGCCTTTCGTGAGACCTGAGATATCCCCATCAGAAAATCATCAGCAACCCATTTGATTGACATGTTATCAATCCAGACAATTTCGTTGCCCGTCTCTCCACTAATAGCCCAGTAAGGAGACACCTCTATGACTATATCGGTGTTATTTATAACTGTGAAATTAAAGCCCGCAGTTGCCCAAGTAGTGCTTGTCAAGGAATACTCTTCGTCAAGGGTTGCCCCATCGTTACTAACACGAATTACTGCTTTTGTGGTAGAAGCTACTTTATAGTCAAATTGTATTCTATATCGCTGGCCAATAGTCCACACCGCATCAAGATTAGCCCCCTGTAAGACTATTCGTCCCTTACCGAGAGTTACGCTGTGAATCTTACAGCAGAAATCAGAGCCATTGTAAGTGTTAACACCTGAGCCAGCCTCATCATCAACCTCGGCAGAGCAGTTAATCTTACTCCAATCTGTCCCCGTTTCTATATCAGTACCATCTGCTCCCGCTCCTTCGAAATCCCCATTATCATCGTCTAAATCACCAAGAGTTATTCGCTCCGCCCCCAGAACTAATCTAATTCGAGGATTATTTGTTTTAGCCTTTAACTTTGTCTCAAAAGCATCAGATACACTTATCATACAACCTGCCTCAAAATTAAATTACCTTCATATATATCAGCCCACTTTGGATATATCATTTGTAGGGGTTTATCCTCATTAATAATCCTTACCGAAATTGAAGTTCCGGGGGCATTTATTTTATCGGGCACAAAGGTTAATTTAGTCATACCTTGCCACCAAGTTTCGATGTGCTCCTTATCCGTAGAGCTAATATTAAATACAGGAATTTCATATCTTCCCTTATGTCCCCATTCATATATATAGAGAGTATCGTCTAATGTACGATGAATGCTTCGTTTTCTCTCCTCGGGAACTTCATACCCTTCACGAGGAGAAAAGTTCACCGTATCTACACCATCCGTTAAACTCATTGTGGGATTATTTGCCATCATCGGGCCCCCCTTATTTCCACAAGTTCTGGAGAAAGTAGACCTGATTTTACTGCATCCTTAATTGCAGGAATAAATTTCATTCTAAATATTCGCTCAAGTCTTCCTTGGTCCATATTTTCAAGGTTTGCATTTGGGAATATAACGTTTACATTAACGGGCCCGAAATTACTCATTCTTCCTCCCCGCTCATATGCTCTTGTCTCTCGTGCATTTAATACTCGCTCGGGGCCCCCTTCAGCCACCATTGCTAAAGTGGGTCGGGAGAATTTCTTCCCAGCCTGAGCGGTAGCAATGGGGATTAGATGTCCGGGAACCTTGCCTCCCTTCTCCAACCCAAATATCCCCAGTATTCCCCCTATAATTCCACCTACAAATCCAAAAAGACCTGCCGCTGCTCTTGCCGCTGCCTCAATTGCATACTGAGCACAACGGGCTACCGACTCGGCTATTACTTTTAGTGTATAGGCAATTTCTTTAGCTATCATTGCTGCTATTACCCAAGCGTGTTTTGCTACTCGCCATAAAAGAGATTTTTCCTCTGCTGCCTTCCGAGTCTTCGCTCCCGTAATAGTAGCAATAGTCATCATTGTCTCCTTTGCTAACCATTCCGCTGCCATATTTGCTATTTGTTTTACGAAAGCATCAACTATATCTTGACCAAGCTCTTGAAAAAATTGACCAAATGTAGTTGCTCCCTTCATCCATTCCTCAATTGTAGAAGCAAATCCTGATTTCATATCATCAAAGAAACCCATAAAGATATCATACCAATTTGTAGTGCTTTCAAGAATCTTATCAGTTACAGCTTCTAATCCATCACTAATACTATCCCAAAAACCTTGCCAAGAATCTTCAGATTTTCCAAGATTGTCCTTAAGTTCATCGAGGGGACCCAAAAGATATTCTGTAATCCTTTTGGCTAACGTTTTTCCTATTCCCTCAAGGGTAGCTAAATTTGAGAGCATTCCCTTTAGCCATTCGAGAGTAATTGATTTTCCTCCTTTGAAAACAGTTGCCAATGGTCCTTTCTTGGGTAGCGATTTACCCAAAAAGTCTGCCATTTTTCCAGCTATCCAACCCCCAGCTTCTTTTACTTTATTTACTCCAGCCTTGATTCCATCTGTCCACTTTGTTATGATATCCATCCCCGCTTGATATACTTTCTTAGGAATACTTTTTACAAAATCTATAATTGCATTTCCAATACCTTCTACAATTTTCATTATTGAATCTTTCCAACCAGAAAGCCCTTTTTTAAAGTTAGCCATAATATCATTTCCAAATGTCCTAAACTTTTCGGGTATATCTTTAAACCAATCTATTACAGCTTTAGTTTTTTCTTGAATTCCCCCCCAATTTTTAGTCCAAGCTGTGTAAAGAAGAGCTACTACTGTAGCGATTCCTAAAATAATTCCTGCTGGCCCAAGAAGAGGAGCAAATCCAGCTATCAAAGCAGGTAAGGCTGCTGTAATACCAGCTATTGTAGGAGCTAACATTAAAAGTGGACCTCCAGCAAGCATTAAGGGGCCAAGAACTAAGGCAAACTTCAAAAGTGTTTCCGTAAGAACTGGGTGTTTCTCTGACCAAGCTGAGACCTTTTTCACTACTTCTGTCACCTGCCCTACCAAATCTGTAAGGATGGGCATAAGAGTAGTGCCAAGAGCAATCTGTAACTCTTGGGCTGCTGACTTTAATAATTTCATTGAACCTTCAAAAGTATTTATCTGAATAGCTGCCATCTCCGTAGCCTTTTGAGTTCCTGTTACCTTATCAGTCATATCTTTTATTGCCTGCCCACCTTTGGAGGTAAGAGCAATCATAGCAGGACCAGCCCTCAAACCAAAGACTTGCATCGCTTCAGCAGTCGACATACCACTATCGTGAAGCTGGTCTACAATTTCAGAAAAATCTATCATTTTTGTTCCACTTTTTGTCATTTCACTAACTAATTCAACAAATTGATTATTTAACGCTCCATATTCCTCTGAAGTTTCCTTTCCCGCAGTCTCTAATTCATCCATAGCATCAGAAAGAGCTTCAAGTTTTGCTCTTTGTTCCTCACTTGCACCTGTAAATTCTGTTACATTAATATTTAACTTATTAAGAATTGCTGCTGCTTTTTCAGACGGATTCAATAACCTTGAGATACTTCCTCTTAATGCAGTGCCTGCCATAGAACCATCAAGTCCAGCATTATATAAATTTCCTAAAATTCCAGTTGTTTCTTCCAATGACATTCCCACGCTCTTTGCTACGGGCCCAACATAAGACATAGAAGTTGAGAGTTTTTCCATCGTAGCCTGTGATGCTGAGACTGTAGCAGCGAATACATTTGATACTCTTTCAGCTTCTTCAGCTTTCAATGAATAAGCTGATAATGTAGCTGCAACAGTTTCAGATGTAAAAGCAAGATCAGATTGAGTTGCTGCTGCTAAATCCAATGTTCCTTTTAAAGAATCCATAATTTGGTTAGTGTTCATACCAGCGGAAGCAAGATAATACATAGCATCAGCAGCTTCGGATGCTGAAAATACTGATTTTTCTCCCATCACTCTTGCATAATCAGTTAGCTTGGTAAGTTCCTCTGATGTTGCTCCAGCAACCGATTGAACATTCGCCATTGATTGCTGAAAATCACCTGTGGTTTTAATCGCTAAACCTAAAGCTCCAGTAATAACAGCTCCAGCTCCTGTCATAGCCATACCTACTTGTCTAATTTGTGGACCCAAAGTCGTTATCTTTTTGCCCATGCCGGCTACGCCACTTGCAACTTGAGCTTTAGCTGTCACAAGACCAGCCGTTAATCCCGTTAAATCAGCTCTAATCCGGACATATGCTTCACCAAGTTCTGCCATTATAAACCTCTCGGTAATTTAATCTTAAATTTCCTTGCTAATTCTTTAATATTCGGCTCTTTTACCTCTTCTTTGCTTTCCTTTCCACCCCAGAATGTATCCCAAATTCCCGGGATATTATTCCACAGTGTCCAAACTCTTCTAAAAGGCATCTCCTTGAAATCTTCATATCCAAGATGGTAGAAGTAAATCAATGTAGCATAGATAAAGGAGAAACTTACTTTTTTACCTTCTTTTTTCCTCTGGGAAAATTTTTTGATTGACTCTCAATCAGGCTTCCCAGCTCACCGATAATAGACATATCGAACATTTCCCCCACCTTCTCTTCCGTAATATCAGGATGACTTTTCTTTAAGGACTTCCAGAGAATATGCCGACTGCCTTTCATGGTGGAGAGTTTCTTTTGGAGATTATCCTCACCATACTCCTCTTCAAGATCAACCATATCATTAAGATTCAAGGCAGCTATTTTATAAGTTTCCCCATCTATTTCTATCTCTTTTATAATTCTAACACTCATATTTTCTCCTTCTTCAAACTTATTTTATCCCCTTTAATTTTTATTTCTCTTGCAATGAGTGTATTAAGATAATCATTCTCTTGTATACCCTCAATTTTTCCCTTTGCCTCATAATAAATTTTCCTATGTTCAAAATCAGAGAAAAACTTAATCAAAGGTCGTTCAATCATTTTCCCCAATAACCAGAACTGTTCGGCATTGGCTTTCCAGTTTAAGTTTTTGTCTGTAAATACAGCTGAAGAAGCAGAGGGAAGGGGTGGCTTTGCTTCAATTTGCCAGTAAAGAAAGCCACCTATTTGTTTTCCGCCATCGTAAATCCCCCCCAATGTTCCTTGTCTCATTAGGCATAGCTCTCAGTGGGTGCACCAGTAAACTGAAAACTGAAAGTAGCTCGAATCTTATCTCTTACGGGGACGGATTTACTGATCCCAACAATGTAAGCAGTTCCGTAAACAGTAGAACCACTGTGCTCTTGCAGTCTCAAAGTAACAGATTGTCCTCCACTAAAAGCAGTTTGTAAGGCTGCCTGCCCTTCCGTATCACCATAATACCAGTTGCCTTCAAAAGAGCCCGTTCTGGTTCTAATCCCAGGGAGCATCTCGGCGTCCCCGCCACTCCCATAATCAGTAGCATCAAGCACATCTGCCGACTCGTCCATACTCCAGGTATCAATTTCGGCTACAACGTGAGTTCCTACTAAGACGTCTCCGTCTTGTCCTGACCGTGCATTGCTTCCCATAATTATTACACCTCATTTTTTATTTTGAAAGGTAGTTTCCCTTCATTTAGGTCATCTACTGTTATTTCTCTTTCCTTTTTAAGTTCTTCTTTATAAACTTTTTCCAGAATATCTAAAAACTTCTCCCCTTGAGCTTTCCAGGAATAAGTTTTTTCAATAATTTGTCTAACTTGCTCTGATTTTTCTCTAATATTCTGCCCATATAAATTCCTAACTTTCCTTCGTAGATCCTCGATATTTATTTCCCATTTTGGAGCAGAGGGATTCTGCATTCGTCGGCCTCTTACCGTTTTCGCTTGAACCAAAAAATTCTTGTCAGAGAAATACTCATTCATCGGTGGAGCATCAGTTGTTATCACGGGAATTCCACAAGACATCGCCTCAAGTATCGTCAATCCTAATCCCTCAAATTTAGAAGGTTGCACGGCCACTTCTCCATACCGGTAACAATAAAGTGGATTATCATCATTTCCCGTTTGGATGAGAATATTCTTTGTAACATTAAAAGAGAGTTTCTTCTGAGTCCTGATTAAAAGTGGAATATCAGTCCCGTTAAATGCTTCAATCACTGCTCGTGTATTCTTTCGTTCCTCAATTCCTCCCCAGCCTGCATTATGAAGAAAAAGGTTCGCATTCTCTCGGTTCGCAAATCTAAACAATTCTGTATCAACGGGATGGGGAATATAAGAAACATTATCAAAACCAAGATTACGAGTTAGAAAATCATAACAACATTTCGTATCCGCTATAAACCAGTCCACATCTTGCCAGAGCCCCCAATATACCCATTCCCAGCGTGGAATAAGAACAGTTTTTATTCCCATATTTTTAGCAAGTTTATATGCAAAAGGACATAATGGATTCTCACATACTAATAAGAGATCAATTTTCTTATAGAATGCCTTGAGGGTATTTACCGTGATGGGGGTTGCCGTAACTATATCGGCCTCTTTTGTCCAGTCTTCCCTAATACCTCTTCCCGGAGATAAAACCGATAGATAGTGCTGTATAGGGAGATTTTTTCTCCAGCTATCTACTATAGTGGATAATCCGCAGTTAGTCGCCCACGAAATCACTCCGATTTCCATTTCTTATTCCTTTCTAATAAAAATTGACAAAGAATATTTGGGATAAATTTTTTCAATAATTCTGCATTTGGAATAACACAGGTTCCTCCAATTCCTCCCCTTTTTTGCTTTAAAATTGGCCTAACAAAATTAGTTTCCCGATATTGCTCATTATAATAAACATTAAATTTTTGATAGGCCTGTTTAAAATCAATTCCCAGTTTTTCGCAAAGAACATAAACTTCCTTTTCAAATGCTATACACCAACCATAATAAAGAGTTGATAATAATTTGCCCAGCTCCAGAGCTTCGACAGATTCAATATAAAGCCATTGCTCTATACCATATTCATCAAAATATTCTATTGCTTTTTGTAGAGCTTCTTCCTCGTAGCTCGCTATAAGTTTACTTTTAATTTCCAGATTATCATGCCTCCCAATGGTTGGAGAATATACAACAGGAATTCCTTTCTCATATATCTTCTTTGTAGTGCCCGGTAAAACCGTTGAATGGATTATCACTATTTCCGGGTTATATCTTTTGGCATAACTTACCACGGTATCTACAAATTTTTCACTATAAGAAAAACATATATCAAGAACTGTATAATCTTTATCCACAATATCTGCATCAATTATTTTGTTTTTAAGAGCTCCTCCAACGATACCCTTACCAATTATTAAAGATTTCACCCCTTATCTCCTTTCAGATTATCTTAAAACGCCTCCATACATAGCCCAAATTTGCGAGTTCAAGAAGTAAGGCTTAAACTTATACCTTCAAAATTTCAAGTAATCTTTTAACCCTCAAATTGTAGGTATGATTTTTATGCACCCATTTACATCCGGCATCTGCTATTTTCTTTCGTTCCCCGGGATGATTAAGATAATACCGAATAGAATCTATAGGGTGATCTGTCAATACAAGATGCTTACCATTACAGAATTCCTTCTCCAACCCAGGGATGTGTTCGTTGATAAAGAACCCTCCACAGCCAAGAGTAATATAAACCCGGTTGCTCCAATATTCCTTAACCCTATCAAATAGCTTTCCCGGTCCGATGAGAACTCTTGTCGAGGCACAAATCTTGCGAAATATTCTACGGCTTTCCCCTGCCGTTCCTTTATTTCTATAAGTTACGGTATCCCAGATTCTGAAATCATCTCCAAATTCATTTCTCAATTTTGTAGCTAATATTTGCCTTTTTTTGGATCTTATAGTCCCGGTAAAAGCAACATCAGCTTGATAAGCTGGATCAAAAGAATCTCGATAATGAACCCTCGAATCCACCCCCTGTCTTAAACAATAATGATTTATTCCATAGCTTTTCCAATCAATCATATCATCAGTAGTAAGGGCTATATCGCAGCTCCGAGCAAAGGGGATAAACTTTTTTTGCCTTCCCTGTATCCACATCCAATCGTAAGTCCACACACAGGCTTTACACTTTAGTTTTTTGAGTGTGTCGGGGAAAATAGAGAAAATACAAGGAGTAGAAAAAAGTATCCAATCGTATTTTTTAGAAAGCCGGGGAAGTTCCCTGTAAGTTCTCAAGGTTAAAAAATATTTATCAACCTTAACTAATTTTGAAAGAGCGTAATATACGAGTTCCTCATTTCTTTGCCGTGAACCTTTAGTTTCAAATTGCCCTACAAATAAAATCCTCAATTAGAAACCTTTCCTTTTCTCCAATATTATCGTATGTGCTCCATAAATAATTGTTTGAATCAAAGTAAATCCTGGTAGAATATATTTTTCGAGAGGTCTCAAATAAATATGTCCTTGATACCGCTTTCCTAATGACTCTACAAAAAGAACATATTTCCCACTAAATTTTTGAATATTCTGTAATACCTTGTCAATTTCGCTATCAGGGATATGCTGAAGAACCGTATAAGTAAGAACCAAATCAAATATTCCTTGAATTTTCTCAATAGGTAGAAATTGCACATCAGGATATGTCTTCTTTGCTATTTTTAGCATTTCCCTACTAATGTCTGCCCCGATTATATCCCATTTTTTTGATAGGGATCCAGTTAAACGGCCAATCCCACAACCATAATCAAGAATCGTTCTCACATCTAAATTCTTGATTATATTAGTTATATTTTTTATTTCTTTTTTTGACCTTGCCTCTAATTGATCCAGCGGAGCTCCAATAGACATAACCTTCCTCAATCCTTTTTCCTTTATCGCCCTTCTATCCCATTCAAAAGACATATTGTTTCCTGAATTCTTTTTCGGCTTCATATTGCCTGCCATAATAAATTTGTTGGGCTTTTTTTCTTTCCTCATCTCTTTCTTCTGAATGATGCTTGAGATAGCATAAAGAAAGTATGGGATAATTATAAAATCTAAGCAATCGGTCTCTTACCCAAAGAGCATTATGAGCTCCCTCATAATGAATACCATCCTGATGCTTAAATAATCGCAACCCTAAAATAGAATGCTTGCCTCTAATCTGAATATTATATGCTTCTCGATTAAGCCTTGCTGTATTGGGTAGCTTTCCAACAAGTTCCTCATCGGCATCAATATGGAAATACCAATCGCCTTTTTCTCCACCCAAATAGAAATTGCGTTTCTCCACCTGCGAATGCCAGGGATTAAGTGTCTGTATGATAGAAGCCTCAGGAGTTATATCTTGAATTATCTGAATTGTTCTATCGGTAGAGTGAGGGATTTCATGGGGAAAATCTTTATATACTCCATCTACCACAATTATTCTATCAGCTTTATTTTTCAAAGAGCGAAGACATCTCTCAATAAATTTTTCCTCATTAAATACTATGATACAAGCTATTATCAATTAATCCCCCCTTATTTCTTTCCTCCCATCCCCGGACCTTTCCCGTGATTAGCCCGTTTACTTTTCCATCTTAATTTAGCTCTTTTCCTTTTCCTCGAACCCATCATTTTCTCCCTTAAATTTCTTCCAGTATTCCCTTCTTTTCTTTCTATTCCACCCAAATTTTCTTAATAACATATTATCTATATGCTGAAGTTTTCCCTTATTTCCTCGGTGTTTTGTTAGGGTGCTTATATTCAATTTTATCTCCTTTGGTGGAGACGACGGGAATCGAACCCGTGTTTTCTGAATATTGCTATCCAGAATCGACCTCATTCCGTCCCCACTATTTTTTCTTATGTTTATTTTTTCTCAAGATAGCTTTTAAGTGCTTTTTTCTCCGCCTAATACAGGGTTTCTCATATTCACTGTGCTTTCTAATATCGGATACAATCCTCGTGGCCGTTCTCTGCTCTTTGAATTTTTCAATTGCTTGTAAAAGAGAATGTTCATTATCTCCCCAGACCTTTATGCAAATCATCTATTTGCCTCTATCCTGATACGGTATTGCACATACCACGTCCAGATTCCTTCTATCCTCTCCAAAAAATCAATTTCTCTTATGCACTGAAAATTTACCCAGCCAGTAGGTGAGAGAGTCGCTAAATCAAACAAATCTACCAGTTTAGTGAATATATCGTTAATTTCACTCGCCGAGGATTTATCACTAAAAATAGTAAATTGATATAAAGTATTCTCAAGCTTGGTCGTAAAAGTATATTCGGGAATTCCGCTGGGTTTTGAGAATACAATATATGGGAAAATTGTCTCTTGTGGTGCCTCGGTAAAGTATAATCGTCCATTGTTAGTAGCTGCTGTCCCTCCGATGGCAGGCCAAAGACCACTTGCTCCGCTGTCTGCCTTAGCAAAATCATAAATGGCCTGCTGAATCACCTGCATTATCTCATCCTCATATGATGTGTGCCTTTTATCATAAAAATTTTCTCCAGTCACGATTCCGCTCGAATGCCGGAATGAGATGTGGTCTTGCGCTCATCTTACAAGTCCCAAGTTCCACATACCGAGAATATTTGACATTTGTTCCCACTTTACCCTGAATAAAATTACTACCTTTTGTAATTTCGTGGGTATAAGATGCCCGAAGTCTGCCTGTATCTACCGGGCACTGCCTTTTTGTATCCCCTTCTGTAAGTAAGCAAGCTTTAGTCAAAGCTCGTTCTGCTCTGTCAAACATCTCTTGTTTTACCTGTTTTTCATACCACTTCACTAACACTACTTGACCTCCAATAAATCCAATTCCCAATGCCTGTTATAAAAATTTCTCACTCCCTTAATGCCAAAAAACTGCTCTCCTATCCTTATACGGTTCTTCTCCTTAACCTTATCTATATTTTTTAAGTTAACTGCTTTGTAATCACATAGAAGCCGATAAGTTGCGAAGACAGTATCTTTATCGAAAAATATCATTTCTTTCGTAGTTAAGGGAACTAATACCGCCTTAAAAGAAACCAAATCCTTCCATTCTACTGTCGTATTTCCCATTCCATCCGAGACCTCAACTTTTTCCTGAAGAATTGTATCTATCTTCGGTCCGGCAACCATCTAACTACTCCTCACGCAATTATTACCTTCTTATACCTTTGCAAAATCTCCATTGTCTCTGGTGGCAAAATATCAACAAATTTTTCTCTTATATGTCCTAAACTATATTCTACCAATCCGAATCCTTCCTTGTCTTTCTTATTGTAAAGATAAGATACCGCAGTCAGAACTGCAAACTTAAGGTCTTCGGGCATAGTAGTGTAACCAGCACTATAAGTTACAGAAATGTTTTGGTGTCCTTGGGGAAATCCTGACGGATAATAAAGAGTTCCATTCTCATAGGTTATAAGGTCATCAGGATCAATTGCCTCATCATTTATCTTGAGTTCGGTAACCTCTATTATAGGATAGTGCTTGAGAAATAAAGTTTGATAACCTTGCCCATCATAGAGTTCATTTGTATATGTAGTCTGAATAAAATCCCTGTGGCAATATTCCTTAATCCATTTTTCCACTGAATCCAAAATCACTTGAACTATATCTGATGGATCTCCGGGCACGGCATTATCGCTGGTAATTGTTTGAACTGCTGAATGGTCTTTACTAAATCCAAAAGTTAATCCAGCATCGCTTCCCGCTAATGCAAAAGCTATCGTATGCCCTGCCGTAGCATCTATTGTAAATTTCGAGGTTGTAGTATCATAAGTAACAGCAAAAGTTATCACTCCACCCGTTAGAGTATCATTAGCATTCATTTTTGAGGTAAGTTCGGTTGCTAATTCTGAGCCCTCATAAGTTCCGTCGTCCACATCAATATCACAAGGCCCACCTTCGCTACTGGTTAATTTCAAGACATCATTGGAAGCAGTAATTTCAAATATCCCTTTTGAGGATATATCTAAAAAATCCAACATATCTTGTAAGGAAACTATGCCACCTGCACCTACAGTTGCCGCTGCTGATTTAGTTCCTGTCCCTGCTCCTCCCATTATGAAATCACCTCCACATCTGGATTGTCAAAATCCCAGCCACTTTTTTGTCGCCAAACGTAAACTGTACCTGCATCTAAATAGAACGTAACTTTACCCTCTTGATTTGTTTTACCCGATGCTATTATATTAGTTCCAGCCAAATCACTCGTTATCCAGACATCCGCATCGGCAATTGGATTTCCCGTATCAGCATCGGTTAAGGTGTAAATCCAAATTATCGCTCCAGCTCCACCCAAAGTATCAGTTTTAACTTTTATCGCATCAACCACTGTATCTATAATGTCTTGTTTGGTTTCCGTAGCCGCATTATCTGTTCCTCTCATTGCCTCAACCTGATATGCCGAAGTGTAGATAACTGTTAGAGTTGTCTTTGCGTCCCCAGTTGAAGTTTTGGTTATCACTGCTACTACATCGGCATTCATTTCCGTTGCTGTCAAAGTTAATTTATAAACTCCACTTGAGCCTATCTCTACCGCCTCGTTGGTGCAATCAATGAAAGCTCCACCGTTCTTTGAGACCTTACTGTCCAAGTCTGCCGCCCCAGTTACCAAATCCCCGTCGTTATCATAAATAGGAATTATCAATAAGAACTCTACATTCTTCTTGACTGGTTGACCTCCTGTAAATGCCACTTAATTTAAACCTCCAAAAGTAATAACTCTACCTCGTTTTCGTAAAGCAAAAGGCTGACCTTTCCCTGCTATTGAAAGCGAACCCCCAGCTGTAGTAATCAAAGGGATTGTCCCAACTAATATTTCAATTCTGCCGAGAGTTAAGGCCCCCGATGAAATAGAAATTACATTTACTGTCCCTGCTAATAATTTAGCAAGCCTTAAAGAAGCGCTGGTTACTGTAACTAAATTTAATGTTCCAGCTAAAGTCTCAATTTTACCACAGGTCAAAGAACTGCTTGTTGATAATACAACGACAGATGTCCCTGATAAATTCCAAGTTACAATTAAAGAACCACTTGTTGTTGTTATAATAGTCGATGTCCCCGACAGAATTTCTATTTTGCCCCTTGTTAAAGAGCCACTTGTTGTGGTAATTAAGACTGATGTTCCAATTAGTGCCTCAGTTTTCCCACGAGTTAGTGAACCAGCAGTTAATGAGGTTATAGTAACTGTTCCAGATAAAGTTTCAGTTCTATCCCTTGTTAAAGAGCCAGAAGTAGTAGAAGCAACCGCCGATGTCCCGGATAAGTTAATAGTTTCTCCAACAGCGACTTCGTTAAATTCAAATTCTTTAATATGAGGGGCCCACGTGCCCGCACCTGAATTGCTTTTGATACGAGCCTTTGAAACATTTTCAGTAGATCCAATTTCTATCTCTATCCAGGTATCATTTGCCAATGTGCCACTATACTTTTCATGCCAACCATCACTATAAAAAACACCAATAGCCAAATCACAATCGCTTACATACCGATGAACATATATTCGAACTTTATCACAGTTTATTGGGTTATAAGTAATTCAAGATAATAGCCATCTACCAGTGTGTAAGCGTAGGTATCTAATTGTCCATCATATGCATTGGCCTCATCTTTCCACTTGTTATCAGGGTCGTTATGTCCAGTCGGAGATGCCCATCCCATTTCTACACCTCAACGCTGAATTCTAAGTATCCCATATCCTCAATCTGTTGCCTAATTTGGGCATCTCGCTGTATTTGTGCTTTTATTACTGATAATCTATCCTTTATCTGAGAAAGAACTTTATCCTTGGTTATAGGAAAATCAACCCTCATTCCATAAGTGGGTAAATCTGGATAATCAGGAAGACTCATTCCAAATTCCAAAACTTCCTTAGTCCCTCCGCCCTCAACCAGGACATCTATCCAGTGATGAATTTGATTGCGTTGTATCTTAATTTTTGCTATCATTATCTACTCCTATGTCAAAGTAATGGCTAAAGCAGTATCAGCAAACTCTACCGTATCACCATTCCCCACTGCCTTTGGGGTTTCCGCTTCTGCATACAAAAGGAGATTTCCAGCGGTTGAAGCATCTACCAAACAGAAATGCGTAATTGTGCCCCAGGAATCAGTCGCTTGAACGAAAGTAATCGCCCCATTATTAGAAGTTGCCCCTGCTGCAGCTGTATTCCAAGTGTTAAACTGCTTTCTTGCATAATTAGAAGCTGGCTCTGTAATGGTAGTTCCAGTATCGGAATCACTAATAGCTGCAGTACACAAAGCTACATAAATATTTGCTGGCACATCATAAGCACCAACTTTGAATAAATGGTCGAGTAATTTGTTAGCTAAATAATCACTTATTCCTCCAGCACTAAACGAAGCATTTATAGCCCCATCAGCAAAGGAAGCATTATCTCCCGTATTGATAGTTTTGCTTGCTACGAGCTCTCCATAGGCAAGCATATTTCCTGCATTGGGATCGTCAAACAGAGCAAAATGTGTTATTGTTCCCCAGTTTGCCGTTGCCTCCGGAAATGTAACTGTCCCTGTGTTTTCTGTTGCTCTGCCCGTTGCAGCATCCCAGCTATCATGTTGAACCCGCGCATAACCTCCAACTCCTGGTTCAGATATACCAGCTCCACTTTCCCCTGGGTCAGCAGTTGAAAGTGCAACATAAATGTGAGTGGGGGGAGTATATTCTCCTACCTTAAGAACGTGGTCTAATAACTCTAATTCCGCAAAATCACTAAGTGAACCTGCCATAATTTATTCCTCCTTAATGGGCGGGTCTTATCGGCCCGCCCTATAAGTTATTCTGTTGCTAATATTTTAGCTAACCTCAATTTTGCTAATAAGGAATTGAAGTCAGTTTTCAATCCATCTACATCAGCCGCTGTTGAATCTGCCTGTGCTGCCTGTTTAAATGTGGCTCCTTCAAGTTTAAATTTTCCTGCTACTTTAATATCTATTGTCCCGTCTGACTCAATAGATAAAATGTCAGTAGTTCCGTGATAAAATACTAAATTTCCACTTACCCATTTTGATTTTATTTTTGTTACTGGCATTTATTCCACCTCCATACGCTTATAGCGTTTAATTTAGCAGTGGTTCTGCTATTTATTTTTTGCTCGTTTAATCATTTTATCTTTTGGAGGTCTTCCAACCTCCTTAACTTTTTTAGCTATTCCTCTATCTATGAGGGTTTGGGCTACGCTATCAATCAAATTCAGCGTAGCCCCTTTTTTGTTAGACATCCACTCGTGTAAAAGTTTAATTTTCAATTCTCACTCCTAAGCATTTTAAGACATTACTTTCAGTGACTTCTGTCTCATCAAAGTAAATAACTTTCCAACCATATTCTCCGAATATCTTACTTCTTTTTTCTTTCCATTCCTTTATGCTTACACTATTTCTTAATTTGTAATATCTGGCGTAAACCTCAATCGCTATCTTTTCGCTGTTGGTGTTAATAAAGTCTGGATTAAGGTTTTCTATAAAAAACTTTCCATTACCAACATACCTGTAAGGCAAACTATATTTATCAACTATATCCTGGAATTTTTCCTCAAGGGAACTTGGAATTCTACGTCGTAAACTTTTCTTAGAATATTCTGATGGATAATTTCCCTTTAACCCTTTATTCCAAGCAGAACGTCCTTTAAGAGCCTCCCTCATCTTTTCCTTTGTTTTCTCCGTATGGTGCTTACCAAAGAAAGGATTATCCTTACCTAAATGAGTCCCCTTTTTAGTCTTACTACAACTTTCACTATACCCTTTTATCCTTATATCCTTTTCTTTGGTTAATCCTTTGTTCCAAGCAATTCGGCCTTTTGTCCTATTGCCAATTTTTGCTATCCTTTCATCCAATTCTTTAGAAAGTCCCCCGTTCCAAGGATTGTGGCCTTTCTTAAAATGGGTTCTTCCTGTATTATATTGTGGATGCCCTTTTTCAAACATTATTGTTTCCTAATTTAAAGAGGGGGAGGAAATCTACGCTCCCCCCCTCCGGGTTTTATCAGTCTATAATACTACTGGGTTGAGCCGCATCAGCGTGTCGTGCTCCACTCAGAACTATAGCAATAGCTCCATATTGTGCAGCTACATTACTTCCATCAGCCACTTTCAACCCAACACAATCATACCCAGGATGTGCCTCTTCCACTGCGTCGGCGTCCACCTCGATAATCAGCATTTCATTGGCTTTGGAAGCAGTTAAAGCCACCGTGCCACCCGCCGCTACATCAGTCAAATCTCCGAAGGTATCACCCGATACACATTTCCGATATTTAAACGGAACTGTTTGGTCTACTGTCCCATCAACCGTTTCCCCTGCCACTACTGAAAACACTGAATCGTTGTTTACCGAAGCTCCAGTCAGGATGATAAATGTGGCATACTTGTAGTTCTTCAAACTGACTATATCGGTCAGGTTAGCTGCCGCTGCAAAAGCATCTGCCTTAGGTGGCAATCCATTTACAACTTTCAACCTCTCACTTAAGATCATTTAAATTCACCTCAATTTAGTTTTTATGTGGGGATATAACCAAAGCTATATCCCCACGACATTATCCTTATGTACGAGCAGCGATAGCGATAAACGGACTCAAAGTATCTGAGCTATACCGAGGAGTTATTGCACTCGGTAGCCAGGGTTGTCCATCTACACGAAATGTAAAACGGAATGCCGTTTGATCGTAATCAAATTTCAAATGTATACTGGAATCAGCCTTAATTCCTCTTCCTTTCTTCTGGCCAAGCAAATACTGAGAGAAATCAGCCAAGTAAATATCACCTTTAGTTCCCAGTGTCTGGCAATGCTCGGTGAAGATTAAGGGTCGTCCCATAAGAGTCTTATAAGGTTTACCTGAAGCTGCACCAGCGGGAAGATAAACGGGCACTCCACCAGTTCCAACTGCCAAGCTCATAGTTGCGAGTTGAGGGAACGTATCCTTATTAGCCAAATAAATGGCATTTTTCTCAGATTCAGCAAGTAAGCGAGCCTCCATCTTTACGATATTCTCGTAAATAATGGTATTAGCTGCCTGCTCAGCTTCTGCTGCTACAGTTACAAGACAAGGAGCATTCAATATCCCAAGGGGCTGGCCCGCACCCGTCCCATTCAAAAGAACATTATCCATCGTCCAGGCAAAAGCATCACTGAAACAATCGGTTAAAAGAGGCTCCAAACTAACAGGAGAGTCCTCTAATATCTGATTTGAAGTATAAGCAAGACCTGCTAACTCATGTAAATTCAAAGTAACCATCCCAAATTTGGGTTTGGTTTCAGTTTTCACTCCCTCCTCGGCTATCCAGTAAAGCTTAATTGCTCCGTGGATATATCCGCCACTCCTATCCACTCCCTTAATATAAGGCATCTGGATAGAATTGGTCGCCATAGGAACATCCATACAGCGAGCCATAAGGTTGGATTTTTCCTCTGCCAATTTGAGCAACTGGGCTCGGAACTCGGTAGGGACTATGAAGCCTCCCTCACTATCCACCAGCTCCGTTAATCCATCTCCAGCAGCCTTCCTCTCAAGTGCTACCAACCTCTTATCGATATTTCTCGGATTTCTCTCAGCTCTAGCGACTGCCTGGGCAAACTCGGCAAAATTATAAAATCCGCCTTTCGGATCGCTACCATCGCCATCATTCCCACCGATTGGTTTATTCCCAACGGGTTTTTTGAGTTCGGCAAGCTGGTCTTCCATTTCACCCTTATATTTCTCCAGCTCTTCCTTTCTCTTTTTATCCTGCTCGGCAACAATAGCATCGGTAGCGGTTTTAATAGTATCTTCTAATAGAATTTTAAGCTCTTCTACTGTCATTATTATTACACCTCATATTTATTTTAGAAGTAACTACAATTTCCTCGACATCTCCGGTAATGATTTCCCCGCCTGATAGCTCTGAAATCTATCTCCTTACGACTACTTTACATTACCTGATGACTGATTCTTTTGTAGTTCCTTGTGTATCTTAACCAACTTTCCCTTTAGCTTTATCTATCATCTCCTGAGCAATTTTCTTATAATTGATAGGCTCGGGTTTTATTTTCTCAATTATTTCGGTTATAGCCCCTTTAATGACTTTAGTTAATTCCTCGGGGTCTATATCTATTTCTTCTTTCTTGAGTTCTCTCATATCAATATTCTCTAATCCCACACCCTCCTTAGGTTCTGGCTCGGTCGCATTATAAAGTTCTATAAGCATATCAGCACACTGCTTTACCAGTTTGCGGTTCTTCTCGGAGAGGACTCGGCCTTCCTTGAGGGCTTTAACCTCATTAGCAAGCTCATCTATTCTTTCGAGAAGTATATTATTATGTACTTCTGCTAATCTTTGTTCTGCATACACCTCAGGGAACATCTCTTTTAATTCCTCCGTTGTATATTCTCTGAACTCAGGAGGAGTTTTATCAAATTGCTTATAGTGTTTTGAAAGATGATTATAAATTCCCCTTCTATCTCCGCCCGGTACATCTACTCCACCCCTTGCACCGAATAATACCGCCATAGAATTAGCTACGCCACGCCACACAACTTTATGTCCCTTCGCCTGGTGATGTGGCAATTTATATCCACCTTTAATGTCAGTGTGTTCAGGATCCACCCAAGCACACATTATTTTAAGATCACTAACTTTGGCTTCTCTGACTTCCTTTGGGCCATCCCAGGGAGTATCCTCGGGAGCCTTACCGGTATCGCGATATGGAATTACACCTTTTATCATTTCATCTTCACCTATTAGTTTTATAGATTTGCCACTATCGTGTTCAGCTACCCACTTTTTAGCCCTCTCAAGGGTCCACCCTTTCTTCTTATCAAATATGTATGTCCGCACTTTCTTTATTTTGCCACAATATAAAGCCTTTATCCCTTCTTTTTCGGATATAGTAATGGTAGCTGTTACATCGCATTTTCTTACCGGGATTCGAATAGTAGTTTCAGTCTCCTCGGGCTTATGGATAATATCCGCTAACATATCTTTGAGTTTGGTTGACTTGATTAAGCCCTTCTCTATCATTAGCGTCAGAGCTTCAGGATTAGAAGGAACTGGTACAGCCGAATACTCAAGCAATAGCCATTTTTTATATCTTCGTTTCAGTCTTGTATCCCTTTCTCCTCGTTTAGGCTCATCTTCATCTATATCACCTTCCCACTCCAGCGGAATAAATCCCACCGACCATGCCTTCATTGCCGGGCCCGTTCCAGCCACATCTTCGGTGTATAGTTGATAAACCTCATCAGCAAATTGATGTTTAAGGAATACTGTTTTCGCAATTAATCCCTTTTTATCTTTCTTTATCCAAATATTCTTCCCGATAGGTAATCCCCTGTAATCATGTGCCCAGGGAACGATAGGATTTTTCCTATAATCTGACAAGATAACTCCATTGTGTTCCAATATCTCATTATCCCTATCTTTTACATCAGTTGAGATGTAATTGATTATTGCTCTCTCATCTTTATCTACCTCTGATTTCTCCGCAATTACTCCCTTACGAATTAGCTCTACCTCGTCAGCCTTAAGATTATATTCCCTAGCTAGACTATCAGCTTTTTCGGGATATATGTCTTTAAGCCTTAATCGCTGAGTTACTAAATCTTTCACTATTTTATCCATATAAATTTCACCTCTATAATATTGCTATCTTACTATTGGGAGAAGGGTACACCTGCATTGCACATGGAGAGGCGGATAAGGCATCTCGCCCTCAGTATAATCAAAATTTAAATCTATATCAGTAATATTAAAAGACTTACCAAGCCCCGCTGTCCTCCCATTCATTGCCTCACATTGAGGACAACATCTCGGATCAATTTCTGCAAGCCACTCTTTCCCCTCAACTACTCCCGATTGCCTATATGCTTCCTCTGCCCCCGAATTAGAAGCCCGAATAATTTCAGTCCTCGCAATCCTTGTATTCCTATATTTCTCCGAGAATCCAAATACCTTTTGCACTCGCTTGCGAAGATCGGGTATCCCCTCGCCTGCTGCCAGCCCCTCTTTGAATTCCTTTTTAAGAAGTTTTATTGTTGTATCATTTACCTCAAAGCTAAATTTAAAAGTGTGTTTTTTAATGAAATTCTGAACCCGGGGATTCTCCATATCAAAACTTACTCCAGTGATTAACCTTGCCAGCTCATCTTCCCCGGTAGTTTTTACTGCTTGGCTAATAAAAGGCTCGCCTATTACTTGGAACTTCAATTCCCATTGCCTGCGGGGTGGCAACCAATGATTAATTAAATCCTCGCTACCACCCTTGACAAGGCTTTTGGGAGTTTTTTTAAGATTAGCTAAAACCACCCCCTCCTGATCACGGAAAAGTTTTGTTAACTCACCTGCAAATCGCTTCTCCTGGGGAGCAGTTCTTTTAATGAAATAATACCAGCGAGCTTCTTTGTCTTTTTCGCTTAATTGTGAGCCTTTAATCATGTTTACAATTTTATCGGATATTTTCTCGATAAAATTATTACTTTGTAGCAGATGCAGCATTTAATTTTTCCCTAACTCTCTCTGCAATTTTTTGAGATACCTCATTTATCTCCTTTTCAGGAGTAGAACCTATAGGCATAAGATTAAGGGGCAAATAAGGCGTTTTCCCCCACTCAACCTCTTCCTGCCCGTCTATCTGCCTCTCTTCATTTATCGAGGAATATCCCGTCCTTAGATGAGTATCGATAGTCTTCAATCGCAATTCCTCATCTTCAGGAACGGGCGAGTCAAACTTACAAAACAAATTTTTGTCGTATCGAGGTAATAGTTTCTCATTTATTTTTTCCTGAATTCTCCGCAGAACCGGTAAAACAGTATTTTTAGCAAATGAATGCTCCCCGGCTTGCGCGTTGGCGCGATTCACATCATCAGTAGTAAGCATACTTTTGGGCACGCCAAATATTGCTGCAATCTCATCACGAGTAACCTTACTCCCCTGTAAAAAAGCTATCTCGCGGGGAGAGAAGGAAAGTGGCTTAATATCAGTTCCCTGAGTTAATATTCCCACCTTGCCCACATTTTTTACTCCGCCATATACCTGATGCCACTGCTCACGAAGTTTTTTAATTTCTTCTTCGTTTAAATTTTGTTCTGTTTTTAATACCGCGTCTGGCCGGGCTAAATTCTTAAACAACCCCTTTTCATATTTTTTCATCGACCTGTTTATATCGTAGGCATAAGCAGCAGCCACAAGAGGCCCCATTCCATAGTATAAATTATGGGGATTAGGTTCTTTGAAATGAATTATCTCGGTCTCATCAAATGCTATTTTATTCATTCCCCTTTGATACATATAACCTTTTATGAATTTCTCTTTATCCGGGATAATCTTCATTTGCTGGGCCGGTATAACCCAGAGCTCGGCTGGTACTCCTAATCCATTGCTTACTGGATACCAATAGCAATTCCCGGTAAGCTTCAGAAATATAACCGTATTCTCTTTCAGCTCATACTCATTCATAAAAGGATTAACATTCTTCATTAAATCAAGAAATGGATGCTCGGTTATCTCCTCTATTTTCTCCCCCTTTTTGTGATATAATCTTAAGGAACATTGAGCTACTCCCCCCGCAATCTTTGAGACACACGCAAATACCCAACTACGATAAGCCCTTACTTGAGCCTCAAAATCAGTAGGCTGCATCTCACCCAAAGAAGAGTAAAATCCCATAGAGCCCCCCATAGAGGATATATAACGATTATCATTTTTCTTGAATAATCCTGTAAACTTTGATATTATTGACATTGATTTTTCACCTATAATGGATAAAACAATGAGCCTCTGTTTTTGTCTTTTAGATGAGTATATAGTCCATACCTTAAGCAATCCATCAAATGATCTCTAAATTTTAACGGCTCCTCCAGAACATTACCATCTTTATCCTCTTTATACTTATACCCCCCAACTTCTTTTATCAAATTAACACTACTTTTTAGAATATGGCATTTCTGTCTCTTAACAAAATCAATCCCGTCTTTTACTGATTTATCCGCTGGGTAAATGTTAAACCCGGCTCTGTGTATCTCCTCGATCCTTGCGGGTTCGGCTGAGTCTGCGTAAATATAGCTACTTTTATTCGGGATTAGCCTCTTTAATTTTTCAATTAAATCCTCATTTGTTAAGTGTGTCTCGTAGAGAAGTTCTCGTAAGTAAGGCTCATTATCCCAGATGCCGATTTTTAAAAGAGCTGATTCATTATTGTAGCCAAAATCTAAACCATATATAACCTCGTCAATTCCTCCGGGCCATTCATCAATGAGGTCATAATTACTGTAAATGATGTTTTTTAAGACTCCCCACTCCCCAAGCGTGTAAATCTTGTAATAATTCTCATCCTGATTTTTTAGGTCTTCCAGTTCATCTATATAATCTTGAGAAAGAAAAGGATTGTCTTTATAGTTGCTTTGATGAATTGCTACATCATTTCTGTTACCTTCAATCATTTTAGTATAAAGCCAATGAAGTTTTGAAATAGGATTAAAAGTAAGATAGATTTTATGTTCTCTCCCACCTCGCCAACGAAGCCTTAAATTCAACTGTAAAAAGTCATCGTAGCTTATCTCGTTTGCTTCCTCTACCCATATCTTTGAGGCTTCAAAAGATTTTATTTTCTCAGGGTCATCAAGACTTTTGAACAACATCTCATTGTTACCATAAGAAAGAACCATCTCACTCTTGTTTAATTTCCGTGGTAAATTATATTCTCGTATCAAATCAAGAATGAGCTTATAAGCAGTGATCCGCAGGGATGGTAATGTTTTTCGAAGAACAAGGAATCGCTCATTTTGACCTTCATAGAATTCCCTGATAAAGAATTGAGCCATTGCATAGCTTTTACCGGAGCCTGCTCCTCCATAGATTATATTTATTCTCTTCTTGCTGATTTTCAAAAAGCGAGTAAACTTGCCAATTCGTTTAACTCTTATTTCAGACATCTTCAAAAGTAATCTTATGCTCTTCTTTCTCAGTTGCTTCGCCCATCATAAGTAAATCAAGTTTCATTAGCTTATCCTGTGCCGTAATCAGCTGATTCAAATCTGCCATACTATATACCGTTAATTCCCCACTTTTAAGCTTTAGGATTGCTGTCCCTATTGCGGCTCGGATAATCCTCAAACTGTCTTTTATTTCCTTTCGGTAGTTAGCTTTGGTATTCACAATTGACATATCGGTCTTTTGAGCGAGCTTTTTAGCATTCTCTATGTCTCGTTGCTCTACCCGTTCTTTCCAATTAAAAGAATAACTCCAGTTAATCGCGGTTTGCTCAGAAATCCTAAACTTATTCTCAACCTGAGCTAAACTTCTTTTGTCTCCTAAACTGTAGAAATACTCAAACGCTTCTCTATGCCTTAAAGTTTCTTTATGAATTAGTTTAGCCATCTCTATTTCATCTCTGCGTTAATGCTAAAGGATATACCTCGTTCCCCATTTCCTCTAATGTTTTCTTTGCTCTATACATTGTTATTCCCGTGTAAACAAAATCATCAAGCAAGAGTATCTTTTTACCGGTAACTTCCTGCTTTACAAAGTAATTCTTCAGTGGCCTTCTCAATCTATCTTTTAAAGTTCGCATCTGCTCAATATGGTCTTTTAAAGTAATAACAAAATCTATATCTAATTTGGCAGATAGCATTTTCGCTATATGGCCAATAAACGCCTCTCTTGGTCGTCTCCTATGCTTACACGGAGGAATAGTTATAATGTTAAAATTCATTCCTTTTAATAATAAAGCTACTCTATCTATAATTATCCACTGCAATTCTTCCTCGTCTAATTTTTTATGATTTACCAATCTATGCTTTCGGCTTTTCAACCACTTGGAGAATTCCCTATCTCCTTTATATAAACTGTAAATTACTATTCCTAGTTTACCATATCTACTTTGCTTAATTTTCAATTAACCTTGCCTTATTTCCTGTAAATTTTTCCCAACGATTTATAATTACATCAATATAAATGGGGTCTATTTCCATCATAAAACAGCGTCTATTTAGCCCTTCCGCTGCTATCAACACTGACCCTGAACCACTAAATAAGTCTAATACTATATCATCTCTTTTGCTACTGTTTTTTATTGCTCGGCTGCATAGCTCGATTGGTTTTTGAGTGGGATGTAATTCTGATTTAATAGGCCGCTGAATTTCCCATAATGTTTTTTGCGTATGATCTCCGTAAAATTTATGCTTATCACAAAACCATCCATAAACTAAAATTTCGTGCTGGCTATTATAATCACCCATTCCCAACACAGGATGGTCTTTTGCCCATATAATCAAGCAACTTATGTGAGCACCAGCACTCCTCAAAGCTAATATAAGTTTCTCTATAGTTTTATCAGACCCGCAAATATAGAAAGAATTTTTAAGATAAAATTTGATTAATGGAATAAATTTAAGAATGTTTTGGTAGTCTATTGGTTTATCTCCTTCTATGCTTCTCTTTTTATATCTTTTATTATTAGTCATTCCATAGTCCACTCCATAAGGCGGGTCTGTTAGCAATAAATCCGCCTTCTTCCCGTCCATGAGTCTCTCCACATCTTCCCTGCTCGTTGCATCTCCGCACATCAATCTATGCCTGCCTAACTTATAAATTTCTCCTCTCTTGCTTTTCGGCTCTTTTATCTTCTCCGCTTCTTCCCCCGCATCAAAATCATCTTCCTTAACTTCCTCTGGTGTCCAGTTGGCTATCTCCTCCAATTCCTTCTCATCAAATCCCGTAAGCTCCATATCAAATTGCCCATCGTCCAGCTCAACCAATAAATCGGCTAATTTGCCAAAATCCCAGTCTCCCTGAATCTTATTGAGAGCTAAATTTAAAGCCTTCTCTTTTTGCTCATTGAGGTCAACGACTGAGACCTCAAATTCCCTAATTCCTTTCTCTTTTAAAATTTTTAATCTCTGGTGCCCCCCGATTAACCTATGGGATCTTCGGTTCCATATAAGCGGTTCCACACAATCAAATTCCTCAATACTCCTCTTTAGCTTCTCATATTCAGGATCACTAGGCTTTAAATCCTTACGAGGATTATATAAAGCTGGCTGAATGTCAGCTAATTTCATCTTTACTATTTTCATACTACACTCTCATCAGGCGTATTACTGCTTTCAGCTATAATATATTCTAGGCAAAGCCCATCCTTGACCTCCTGGGATAACCTATCCTCAGGGTCTATGTCAGCTAACAATCTAATTCTTTCCAACTCATTCTCCAATAACCTGAAAGCTCCAATGGGCATTCTGCATTTAAATGTTATCCATTCATCGGGCATTTTTGATCCTTAATAATTCATTTTTTGTTAGCCAGGGCTTTTTCCTGAAATGAGCCCGGAGATGACAATTTAGACATAATGCAATCATATTATTTTCAATACATTTTCCGCATTGCGACCTATATTTTATCTCGTGCACTTGAATAGCAGGCCTCCCACATACCTCACATTTCGGATGGTCAAGATAATACGCGTATTGTTTTAATTTATCCTCTCGTCTCCTTGCTTGCCATTTTTTCATTTCCCACTTTAATCCCCTTCATACGATATATCGTTTAGGCGGTCACAGCCCACGCTCCTAATTATTGCCAAGACAAATTTTTCTTAATTTTTTAAGTGCTAACTGATGATGTTTAGTAACTGCTACTCGTGTAATATGTAATTCTTCCGCTATTTCAGTATCGCTTTTTCCCTTAAAGTAAATTTTTTCAATAACCTCTTTTTGTTTTTGAGTTAGTTTTGAAAATCCAAATCGTAACAAAAGTTTTTGTCCATCGGTAAAATTTGCGGATATTCCATTATCAAAAAAAACATTATCTTCTTCTGTAATGGTTTCCTCAAAGGGCAAAATATTACCCTCATCATCCCACTTATCTAATTCGGAAAAATTTTTCATCATCCCCTACTTATACTTCTTGGTAACCACTTTTTAACCATATTCATAAAAAAAGGCGAGCTATACCAATATCTCTCTCTCAAGAGAATTGATACAACTCGCCAGATTCGGTTCTTCCGCTGTAGCTAAGTTGTTAGCTATTTCACTAATTTTCAATTTTGGCGGGAAGCAATTTCCATTTAACTATACATTTATTAGCATTCCCGCCAAGTGAAGGGAGAAAGCAAACCAAATGCAATCACTGTTCTTTCAGCATCTCTCCCCATTTTTTATTCAGGCAAGGAAGCAAAGTAAAGGCAAGTATACTTCCCATAGCATTCCTCGCCTATTTTCCAAATCTAATCTCCAAATCAATTTTAATTCCTTTAATTTTGCCTTCTACAATTTCAGGAATAATTCGCCCCCAATTAGGCAACTCCTCTAAATCACGTAAAAATTCCCTCTTCTCATCTTCAGTTTTTCTTTCCCGGTACAGAAAATTTTTGAATTGTAAAACTATATCTTTCAATTACTTTTCTCCATCCTACTTTTAATTATCGCTGGTCTTGACCATTGCCTTACAAATAGATTATCCTGCCTTAACTTCTCGCCAGCCATTCTCTTTTTATTGTCAATAGGTTGATAAACTTGGATAAAAGGCAATGCTCCCACCTCATATGCAAGTCGTAGTCTTCCTTCAGCTTTTTGTATCGGTTCATTGAATCCAGCGAGAACATAACATCTAATTTTATTCCTATTGAACCCCACTTTCCTCAATTTCTCAACAGCCTTAATGATGTGTTTTCTACGATCCCAAGAATCGAAAGACAACCATAGTTCCCTAATCCTCAATCCTTGCAATTCTTCAATATGCCAATCTTTCAATAAACGACAATCTAAACCACCCAAAAATCGAATTGCCCGTTGAGTTTTTAGCATCGAGAATACCTTTCTCAAATGGTTATCGTTAGAAAAAAGAATATTATTATCCTGAATTACATTACCGATTGCGATATTTGGAAGTTCTCTAAATTTCCCCTCCTTTTTAGGAACGAGGCACCAAGGGCAATTGAAATCACAACCTCTCGAAGTGAAAGTAATCCCTTTTTTGACATATCTACCTGCTACAAACTCGCTGTCTCCGTTCCACCAAGCCGGACCCCCAAGTTTCACCACGGGATAATACTCCGACCATTCATATACTAACTGCTGACAGCGTTCTATATCCCAACTAAATGAACAGGAAATATGAACTTCATCCACATCCGGCCGGAATAAATCTGGAGAACCAATTCTCACTAAATTATCCCGCGGGGTGAAACTCGTTCGCCTTGGAAATATTCTCAATATTTTAAAAGGCATATAGTTTGCCTCCACTCCTAACTTCGCAAAATAAGGCGTGTTCTGGCCTTGTTTTTATTAGACCTTCTCCATTTTTTATGTTTTTCCATCTTTTCCTTCCACCACTTCTCGCCCCGTGGGCCGATAATCTGGCCATTAAGCATTACTATGGTTCCATCATCAAGTTCCACCGTTGCCCCTGCAAATCTCCCTTTAATTAATTTCCCAATTTCAGATTTCATTTTCTCCTCCAACTATGTATTTAAACATTGTTAGCCTCCTTTCTTTTTATACTTTCCAAAAATCCTTTCAGGTGTGGCTTAAACCAATCTGAGTGGTCAAGTAGCCAACCTTGAAAAATATTAATGTGTTGCATATGAAGATGACATCTCTGGCAAAGACAAGCCAAGTTCCAGTCAGCACAGTTAGACTTATCGCCATCAAGATGGTGAATAGTAAGCGTATTACCAGTTTTAGGATTTGGATTGTGAGAAACACCACATCTCTCACATTTCCAATTGTATCTTTCTTTTATTCGGCGAGCTATCTCGTTCCAATTTTCTGGATATTTACCTTTTACAGGAATCACTGCTTTTAACCTCCTTTAACTTCTAAACTTCTCATTAATCTTTCTTCTTTAATTAAAAATCAAACTCTTCTTGACAAACTGCACTTCTTAATCTTTTCTCTGCTATTTCACAATACTTAGAATTTATTTCAAAACCAATATAGTGTCTGTCCAACTGCTTACAAGCAACAGCGGTTGTGCCTGAGCCGATAAAAGGGTCAAGAACAATATCATTTTTCTTACTTAAATATTTAATAATCCACTTGATAACCTTTAATGGCTTTTGTGTTGGATGAAAACCAAAATCATATCTCTCGTGACCAGAGCATATTGGACACACAATATAATCAGGGTGTTGGCCTAACTCATAGTTGAAAGTGGCAAACTTACGTGCCGTCGTTTCCTTTGTTCCCCAGTAACACAACTCAACTGCAGACATAAGGGAAACCTTTCTTGCTTGTGGCACGGGATTAGACTTTATCCAAAAGAGACATTGGCGGCTTTTTATATTCATTTCCTCTGCCACGTGAACTAAATATGTTATTTTATGCTTGTCGAAGAAAGTTACTATATGCCCCCCTTTCCGCAAGCTTCTTATACACTCTTGGAACCAAGCGCTTGTAAACTGTAGATAATCAGAGATATCTTTAAAAATATCCCAATCTCCGAATTGGTAATTAATGTCTTTTCCTTTAAATTTCCACTCCCTCCCAAACTTTACAGGATTTCTTTGCCTCCTAATTATAGTAGAACCCGAAATCATATACGGAGGGTCGGTTAATACCAAATCTATGCTCTCGTTAGGTATTCTCTTCATCCCCTCCAGACAATCCTCGTTGTAAATGACATTAAGCTTCAAAATCCAAACTCCTCTTGGCAAACCACATCTCTTAATCTTCTCTTCGCCATCTCACAATACTCTTTTTTAATTTCTATCCCAATGTAGTGTCTGCCGAGCTTCTTTGCTACTGCAAGGGTAGTTCCTGCCCCAGCGAAGGGGTCTAATATTATGCCAGCGTCAAATTTTTCTCCGCAACCACAGTCAGTCCAGCCAATGGTTTGATAACTTTCAACACTCCACCTTTCGCCTTTATAGTTCCTTAAGGTTCCTTCTTCCCAAGACCGTTTTGATTTATCTATTTTTCTTTTAATTTTTATTACTCTCACTCTTGCTTTTCCGCACTTTTTGCATATCCACTTAGGACAGCTACACTTTATCATAGGTTCAACAAGCTTCTCGGGGAAAGTAGCAAAATGGGCTTCGGGGAAAGGCTGAGTTGCTATTTCCCAAACATCTCCAGGGTTCTTGCCAGATTGAAAAATAGGAATATTTAACTTTTCAACTTCATAAATTTTATCATCAAAAGTATTATCAAATCCCAAAATTTCTTTAAGTTTAAACCAATCTTTCACTCCTGGAAGCGCAGCGCCTGAATAATCAGTCCTAATCCAATGTCTCCATTTATGCTGTCCAAATTCTTTATCTAAAATAGGTTTATGTTTTTGTTTTATATAACTTTTTAGATATAAAGCAATAGAC